GCCCTGGCGATGGTGATCATCTACCTGATGCTGCGGGCGGTGAGCCGTGGATCCTGAGCCCATCAGCAACGGCCTGGCCGCGCTCCTGACGGGGATCGCAGCGGGCTTCGTCATGGGCATCGTGTTCGGCATCGTAGTGAGGGCAGTCCTGTGAAAGATATGACCACGGCGGAGTTCGCCAAGGCCAATCTGGCCGCGCTCGAGGAGCCGGTGACCATCCGCCGCTACACCAAGACCCTGGGGACGTACTACCCCGACGGCTACGAGCCGTCATCCGTTCCTCCGCCCCCGGCTCTGTTCGACGAGGAGGACGACAAGGCCAGGAACCTCGTCCGGGTGCCCGCGACGACCGTCACCGACCTCGAAGCGGAGGTCAAGCGCCTCAAGCAGGAGCTGGCCGCGAGACCGTCCCAGGAACTCACAGAGGGCGTGGTGGTGACCATCAACCCCTACAAGCCACTCAAGCCGTCTGGCGACCCGTTCGCGGGCCTCGCCAAGCAGGACAGGGACTTCTTCGAGAGGAAGCTGGGCACCAGCAAGAAAAAGTCGTAGACTCTGGCGAATAACGCCAACCGACCCATAAGGAGAACCCGTGGGCATCTTTGACCAGCAGATCGACAAGGCCGTCGATCAGGCCTTCACCAAGCAGCTTGACCGCCTCAACGCCTCCACCGTCCAGATCGAGGCCCGGATCGCGGAGCTCAAGGCCGAGCGTGACGCCATCAAGGCCGAGCGTGACGCCACCCGCCGCCTCAAGGACCTCCAGGGCCAGATCTCCAAGCTGGAGATCGACAAGTCCAAGATGGTCGAGGACAACGAGCGCGAGATGCGCGAGGTCACCCACATGGTGGGTCTCGAGCGCAAGCGCCAGGAGTTCGAGGCCGAGCAGGCCAAGAAGGGCATCGACCATGCCCGCGCCCAGGCCATCCTCGAGGTCCAGCGTGAGAACCTCGACACCGAGCGTGCCGCGTTTGTCAAGGAGATGCAGTTCCGCGAGGAGCGGTTCTCCCAGGAGGTTGGCTACCTCAAGGACCTCATGGGCCAGATCCTCGACCGCCTGCCCACCGTCAACGTGGACCGCAAGATCACGGACAAGACCTCCAAGACGGTCTAGCCGTGAACGACCGACCCTTCAGGGACCAGTCCGACAGGTCGCTATCGAAGCTCCTGTCGGACGCCCTCGAGGCCAACAAGCCCAAGCGCGGCCCCATCCAGCCCACGGGGATCCGTGACCTGACCGATCCCCTCGCCTACGGCATGGGCCAGAACGTCGAGACGGAGTTCCGCATCGGTGCTGACGGTCGCCCCGAGGCCGTGACGCGCCTCGTCCTCGCCCCGGCCAAGACTTCCGTCCGCAATGCCGGCGAGTCCGAGATGGCCTGGCTCAAGCGCCGCGTCAACGAGATCCGCTGGAGACCGACCCGATGAGCCTCTACGACAACTACCTCTACACGACCAGCACCACCAACACGATCCAGTCGTATCCCTTCTCGAACAATGTCACCGTCTACCTGAACCACGAGATGGAGAAGTCGAAGCCGGAGGCCTTCTTCACCCCGGAGATGGTGGCCGAGGCCATGCCGCGACCCGAGAGCGACCTCGACTGGCTGGAGCGCCGCGTGGAAGAGATCTGCTGGGAGCCTGCATGACCCGTGACGAGATCGTCGAACAGATCGCGGACCGCCTGCATATTGACCCCGAGGATGACGCCGGCATGGAGGAGGCTGGCGTCATCCTCTTCGATGGCATGGAGGACGCCTTCATCGGCCTGGCGGAGCGGTTCGAGGAGGGGGGCCACCGCTACTTCGCCGTCTACAGCTACAGGAAGATGGTCGAGAGCCTGGTTGCAGACGGCATGGATGACACCGACGCGATGGAGTACCTGGAGTTCAACACCGTGGGCCTCTACGCTGGCCCAGGGACGCCCGCGATCATGCGGGACCTGGAGGACTGACATGATCGACTTCCCTGCCGTCTCACCGTTGCGGGAGCCCGTGACACCGGAGCCCCACCACCCTGACCAGACGATCATGTTCGAGTCCCCCGTGGACACGACGTTCTCGGTGGATGGCAGCGGGTCGGGGGTCAGCTTCACGGTCAGGTTCCACCGCACGCAGCGCCAGAAGTGCGCCGCCTGTGGCAAGCGCCGGATCTGCTTCTACGTCGGCCTGGGGGACCTGTTCAAGGGCCCCGCGATGTGTGCCAAGTGCTTCGGCGTGCGATGACCGACCTGGAGTGGCTCCGCAGCAGGATGTTCGCGACCAACACCACCGCCAAGGAGGTGCCCAGCTCATCACGGAAGCTGAAGTCGGGTGCCATCGAGGCGACGATCCAACTGGACGGTTCGACCATGCTCGTCCGGGGACTGATGCGGAGCATGAACGTCGATCACGACTACATCGACGCGACTACCTTCGGTGACCCGGATAAGGTCTACCTGGTCAGGAACCCGACGATGAGGCTCGAGATCGAGCTCGACGGCGAGAATGGATGGGTTGAGACGTGAGCATGGCGCTGTTCGATGAACCGCCCAGGGTGACGATCAACAACCCCGACGCGGCAGGCGGTTCCAGGAAGGGCCTGCTGCTCGGCCTCACCGAGACGAGCAACGACTACGCCGAGGGAATGATCTGCATCGAGAACGGGGAGATCGTCGTCCTCAACCGCTCCTGGTTCACCATCGACTGGCGCTACAGCGCCGAAACTGACCGCTGGGCTGATGTTGATGCCCAGGAACCTGACCAGATGGGGTAGTCGTACCCCTAGCGCCCGATGTACGCTCTCGGGTATAACTGAAGACAGGGAACCTTGGATCGCGGCTCCGGCTTCTCTTGGTTGACCTCCAAGCTGTCGTAGACGCGAGACAGACCCGAATGGACGGGTCGGCCATTGCTGTGGCCGGCTCGTCCTCTTTTCTTGCCTGGAGGACCCCGTGCGGCACGTCACGGCGACAGCTTCATTCGCCTCTACCCACCGAGACGAGGCGGAGAGTCCTTATATCCATGGGCACACCTTCTGGGTGGCCGTCACCGAGCTCGGCACAGACGAGCTGACCCGCAAGGGTCTCGATGAGGACCTTCTCCAGGTGGTGATCGAGCTCCATCTCCACAGCCTCGACGACATGCTCGTCGGGGGATCCCAGGAGCTGGGCGGCATCGCGACATGGGTCCAGGAACGGCTGCTGATGCGACATCCTCGGATCGTCCTGACCGAGATCTGGGTGGCTGACCGCCCAGAGGTCAGGATCGGGATCCGCAGGGAGATCCGTTGAACACGAAGCATGACTACGACGCCTTGGAGCGCGAATACGTCACAGGCGAGATGGGCCTGCGCGAGCTCGCCCGGATGCACGACATCGCCAACCACTCCCTGATCACCGTCCAGTCGAAGAAGCGGGAGTGGGCCAGGAAGCGCGAGGAATACCGTCAGGGGGCCTCTGAGAAGGCCGTCGTCTACATGGCCGACCAGGAAGGGTCGCGGAGGGCCCAGGAGGCCAAGGTCCGCGACAACGCCATCGAGGCCATCGACGAGGCCATCACGAAGATGCGCTCCGACATGAAGGCCACGACCCTGCGCCTCAAGAACAACGAGTGGGTCGAGGAGCCTCTCGTGATCATCAAGCCCACCGACGTGGCGATGTTGATCGACCGCCTCAACGTCCTGTTCGGCAGGCCGTCGAACATCACCGAGGAGAGGAACCTTGGTATCAGCCTTTCCTCCGATGGAGTCTCCCCAGAACTCCTCCGAGGCATTGTCGAAGCTACTCGCGGCATCTCTGACGTTGGAGGAGCAGCAAGCTCTCCGTTCCCACGCGCTGATCGAGCTCGCGAGAACTGACGGACCAGAGGCGGTCTTCGCCTACGGAGAGATGGTCTTCGGGTACGTCCCAGCCGAGCATCACCGCGTCATGGTGGCGGAGACCCTCGAGGCCCTCCTCTACCGCGAGCACAGCGTCAAGCTCCTGCCGCGTGGTGGCGCGAAGACCACCTGGGACAACACGATCCTCTGCTGCTGGCTGGTCGGGAAGTACCCCGACATCCGCATCGGCATGGTGTCCAACACCGACACCCAGGCCAAGGACTTCTCCAGAGCGGTCAAGTATACGATCCAGGCCAACCCCCTCCACAAGCTCGTCTTCCCCGACTCCGCCCCGTCATCCGAGAAGTGGACGGACAAGGAGTGGCTCTGCGCTGGCAGCCGCTGGCTCGGCTCCAAGGACGTGACGATGTTCTCGGTTGGGGTCGGCGGCGCGATCATCAGCAAGCGGTTCGATCTCCTCCTCCTGGACGACATCCTCGACGAGGAGAACACCCAGACCATCGACCAACAGGAAGGCGTCGAGGTCTGGTTCAAGAAGACCCTCAAGCCCTGTCTCGCGCCTGACGGCGTGGTCGTCGCCATCGGGACACGGTGGGGCGAGGGCGACCTCTACGAGCGGTTCATGACGCCGACCGCTGACGGCGGCTTCGGCTGGAAGAGCCACATTGTCTCGGCCCTCACGACAGACGACGCGGGCCAGCTCGTCAGCTACTGGCCCGAGTACTGGCCGGTCGAGCGACTCCTCAAGGAGAAGGAGGAGATGGGGTCACCCCTCTTCTCGTGCTCCTACCAGAACGACATCTCCGGCCTCCTGGCCGGCAACATCTTCCACGGCCCGTTCGACCACTTCTCGGTGCTGCCGGAGGGTCACAGCTACACCCTCCGCATGGGCGTGGACCTGGCGTCCTCGATCCGGGAGCGGGCCGACTTCACCGCCCGCTGCACCACCGCCGAGGACGTGTGCATGGGCAGTTGCCCCCTCAAGGGCTGCTTCTACGTCCTCTCCGCCTATCGCGACCGGCGGGAGTCCCACCACGCCGACTTCATCCGCGACGGGTGGCTTGCCTACCCGAACATCGGCCTCGTGGTGGTCGAGTCCCAGCAGTTCCAGTCCACGCTGATCCAGGAGGTCATGGAGACCTACTCCAAGATCCCCATCGAAGGCAAGAAGGCCGACGTGGACAAGGTCACCAGGGCCAGGGCTGTCGCTGCGAAGTACGAGGCCCACAAGGTCTTCCACCACGCGAGTCTGCGTGGGTCCGCATTCGAGACGGAGTTGCTTTCGTTCCCCAAAGGCCACGACGACTTCGTGGACGCGGAGGGCTACTCGATGGACCTTGGCGGAAACGACTTCTACTACGGGAGCCTCAAGCGATGACCGACGATAGCCAATGGTCTGAGATCGAGTTCCGCGACGGCAAGCGTCTCGTCCCCGGCTACATCGCGTCTCTCCTGACCGGCATCGAGACGCACCGTCTCACCTACGACGAGGCCATTGGTGAGGCCAACAGGAGGTCTGAGTCCGACTTCCTCAACGCCCAGCAGGACCGTGTCCTTGCGGCGCACTTTCGGGAGCTCCGCTGATGGGCATCATCTCCGACTTCCTCACGCGCTCGTACAAGACGAGCCCCAAGAACGTCCCGGTCGGGAGCAGCCAGCTCCTGTTCCAGGAACGAGGCAAGGTCGGCAAGACCTCGGCTGCCCTGTTCCGCAACTGGGCCGAGCACTCGGAATGGGTGAGGGCAGCGGTCAACATCCGCAAGGCCCAGGTCTCCAGCGCCGAGTGGGACATCGTCCCCTTTGATCACTCAGGAACCTTCGATGAAGGTCTCCAGTCGGAGCTTCGGGACTTGTTCGAGCGGCCCAACCCTGCGGTTGAGTCGTTCCGCTCGTGGGTTGAGCCGATCCTCGAGGACATCCTGGTGCTCGACGCCGGGTCTATCGAGAAGGAGCGCACCCTCGGCGGCGACCTGTTTGCCCTCCATGCGGTGGACGGCGGCAAGGTCAAGGTCAACGCCCTGTGGGACGGCGATCCCGACGAGGCGAGGTACTGGTGGGTCCCCACGCCCCAGTACGAGGTCCCGTTCAGGAACGAGGACCTGGTCTACGTCATGGCGAACCCTCGGACGTACTCCGTCATGGGCCTGTCGCCCCTCGAGACCCTGAAACTCACCATCGACTCGGAGGTCAGCGGCTCCAGCTACAACAGCCGCCAGGTCACCAACGCCGCGCCTGACGGCCTGCTGGATCTCGGTGAGGGAGCCCGCCCGGAACAGATCGAGGGCTTCAAGAGCTACTGGCTCTCCGAGGTCGCGGGCAAGGGGGCCATGGCCTTCATCGGCGGCACCAAGGGGGCCAAGTTCGTCCCGTTCCGGGGCTCCAACCGCGAGATGCAGTACCAGGAATGGCTGATGTACCTGGTGAGGAAGATCGCGGCGGTGTACGCCATCAGCCCCCAGGACCTGGGTCTGACGTTCGATGTCAACCGGGCCACGTCGGAGACCCTCGCGGAGCAGACCGAGGATCGCGGCCTGCGGCCCCTCCTCGCGCTCGTGCAGGACTACTTCACCCGCGAGATCGTCTGGGACAAGGCCTACGGAGGCACCAAGAACAACCTCGCCTTCCGGTTCACGCGGCTGAACATCAAGGAGAGCAAGAGCAAGGCGGACATCAACAAGCTGGCTCTCGCGAACATGCCCTGGAAGTCGGTCAACGAGGCCCGCCAGGACGAGGGCCGCGCACCCCTGGGCGACATCCGAGACGAGTCCAACCCCTACAACAAGCTCATGGCTAACACGCCACTGGGTCTCGTCCTGCTCGAGGACATCCCCACCGCAGCCGATGTGACCGTCGACAAGCCATTGCCGC